TGACAAAGTTGATCTCCTCATTGGCGGCCAGATCATCGATACCCAGGACATCGATTACATGACTGACATCGAGCCGGTGACGGGCGCTCAGACCTTCTCTCAGCGTCTCCTCAATCTTAACAGCTCGACTTTCAATAACCAGAAGAACTCCTTCCTCCCCCTCAAGTTCTTCTTCTGCAAGGACTGGTCAGTGTGTCTTCCTCTGATCGGTCTCCAGTTCCACGATGTGGAGGTTCGCATCACGTGGTCTCCCTACCTTTCCCAGACTATCACGATTGGCCCCACGACCAACCCGGTTCTGTCATCTCTTCCCCAGAGCACGGCCATTCTAACCAGCGACACGGTTCTTCTGTCGAACACGGCCAACGTGCTCGTGTCGCAGACGGCGGGACCTCTTTTCCCTGGTATGCTCATCACGACGCCTACACTGAACCAGCAGACGCAGACGGCAATTATTCAGTCTTTCTCTAATGCCTTTACCCCTGTGTCGGGTCAAGGTTACTTCTCGAACGTTGTAGTCGCGTTCGCCAACACTGCAGCGACTGCAATCGGAACCGCCTTCAGTGGCGGGGCGGTAGCGAGTGTGTACGCGCCACAGGCGACGGCTCAGGTTGGTGCATTGACCGTGGGTACAGGTTCTACAACCACCCAGAATCTTACGATCAGCGGACTGTCGAGTCCCTTAGGAACTACCGTGGCTGTTTCCGTTGGACAGTTTGTGGCGGGTCTCCCACACACAGGTCCAGTGTACGTTTCGGCCGTCACGAGCGCCACGAGCATCACCGTCACTTTCCCGTCACAGACAACTCCCCCTGTCACCGCGGGTCTTACTATTTCTTTCTTCACGGGAACGGCGACCACAACCACAACCTACGCCTCTCTTCAGTACCAGGCGTGGGCAAACTTCGTGTACCTCGATCAGTCTGAGCGCGATTGGTTCGCCAAGAATTCGCAAGATTTGCTCGTGACACAGGTGCAGCGCGCAGTTATTGGCAACAACCCCATCCAGGAGTTGGCGCTTGCGCAGCCCGTGAAGTTCATCGCCTGGCCGACACTGAACTACTCTCAGATCTACGCCAATGGTGCCGGTGCAGCGACTGCTGCCAACTATCAGCTCAAGACTCAGGTGAACGGTGTGGATGTCGGTGATTCCCGTCACCTCATCCACTGGGTCGATATTCCCCAGTATTACAACACGCCGTTTGGATATGCACACAACAATCAGACGGCGAATGTCGCCATCATTTCATATTGTCTAGACACCTCTCGTCTCCAGCCCACTGGCACCCTGAATTTCTCCCGCCTTGACACGTACCGTCTCGTGGTTCCACCAGCACTCACGAACGGTCTTCTGGGTCTGTACAACACGGGTGTTAACTATCCCACACCATACCTGTACGCGGTGAACTATAATATTCTGCGCATCCAGAACGGCCTCGGCTCGCTGCTATACGCAAACTAAATTCCATATAAATTATATGCATTGGATACTTTTAGTAGCAATTGCCTGTATTATATTTTTAATATCCTATAACCCCCGTACGGGAAATCTCACTAAATTTTTTGCCCCTGAAAAATTAGTAGAGGATAATGCCTCGAGAACGGCACAAAGCGATCGCAATACCGATGAGTCTGGTGAATGATGCACTCCATTTTCTTGTCGTCCACGACAGGCGATATCATGAATGGACTTTCGTCACGGGAGGCTGTCGCCGCCGAGAGGTGTATAATCCACTTCGTTGTGCAGTTCGAGAACTCGAGGAAGAAACTCGGGGACTTATAAATTTAAAAAGGGGGTCTTACTCCACTTTTAAATTTACGACAACTACTCCTGAACAAAGAGATATAGAAGATGGTGTAGATGTTTTAAATCATTATCATGTGTATATATTCAACCTACCCATGACGTCGACTGAACACAGTACAATTATAAATCAATTTTTGGAAGAAAAAAAGAAAATGGAAGGAGCCGAGGTTCCATTTCGCAAAAATTACGATGAAAATGACGAATGTAGGTTCGAAACTATTGAAAGCATTTCAAATTACACAAATCTTTGGCCAATGATAAGGAACCATGTACTCGCAAATCCAGAATTCACTCAGGCAATAAATACTACCCATTGGATACCATTCAACTTATGACGCGTATCATCTCACCAATTTAGTTCTAAAATTAGAATATAATGACTCGTTCCAAACTGGAACTCGCCACAATCCTTGCCAAGCTTCGTGGGGACGACTCAGACCCAGAGAAACTCGCCAAGGAAATGTCACTTCTCAAATTATGTTATGAAATTCAGAAGACTGAGGAGGAACAAGAGGCTTCGACCAAAGTAGAAGCGCCATTGACAAAGAAGGAGGAGGGGATCGTCGAAGAACTCAAGGTTCCAGAAGGTCAGAAGAAACACAAGCATATTCTGTCATGGCTTCTTGATTCATCGAGTGATGAGGAGGCTTAGAGTTTATATAATATATTAAAGTAATGTCAATCGATCGATGGAGGGTTCCCAAGGGGCCCGGGACGCACGTTCTCATGGACGGAGGGATCCTATGCGTTCCTTCCCACGAAACCCAAGAGTTTTATGGACAGTGCGTCACGATGATTAATTCTGGAATAAAATTGTATGTCGTCGAGCAAAAGACGGAGAATTTTAAATTCTTTGTAGATCTCGACTATAAGGCTCAGGAAAAATTAAGTGACGCCGATCTTCTCCAATTTTGTTCCATAATTCATGAATCTGTAGGAAAGCATGAACGGTGCGTCATTGCCCGAGCCCAACCCCGAGCTATCAAGGAGGGAATAAAAACAGGGGTTCATATTCATTGGCCAACCGTTATTGTCGACCGAGTCAAGGCTCTCAATTTAAGATCAAAAATAATTTTGAATTTGACTGAGTATGCAGCATTCGACTGGGCGCGTATAATAGACGTGTCTGTATATGGAGGTTCTGGATTGCGGATGTTGTGGTCACACAAAAAGCCGTCAGGTGATCCGTACGTACCATGGATGGAGATTGACGGAAAGCCGTTTTCAAAAGAACCTGACGCGAAAATAATAGATTTATTTTCGGTAAGAACCGATGAAATTCCTAAATCATCTGAAACTCTTTCGGATTGTACGGCACTAGAGGAGTTTATTCAAATGTATATGAAAGGACAACACTCCTCACGGGTTAAGAAAGTTCAGCGCCACGAGAACGACGGGTGGTATGTCCAGACTGATTCTAGGTTTTGTGAAAGAATTGGGGATAATCACAAGAATAATCACGTGTGGTTTCATATAAGTTCCAGGCGGATTTCGCAGAGATGTTTCGATGAGGATTGTGCCGAGTTCAAAGGCGCTAAACATATTCTTCCTCCGTCAATAGTAGAGCAACTCAAAGATGTTGCTATTGTGGGTAGTCCTTCTACTTGTGTTTTTATGGATATTTTTCCCGATGGTGCAAAAGCGCCATTTCAAAAAGTACGAAGAAATGGTTCATCCATATTCGGGGCTGGACCCGGAGAGCTGGAAAAGATTTTTGACAAACATCCAGTTGTTCGAACAGTCGGCTTCGAACCAGCTGGATCAAGCAGCTGAAGCTCTTTACGCAGCGACGGAAAACATTCGCGATCTTGGGCTTGGCATGCGCCGTGCAGACGATGCAGACATTCAGGAAAAACTCAATGAAATTGCAGGTCGACTTGGTTACGAAGGAGAGACGATTTTAAATAAGAGTGCTATTGAAAAAGGATTTTACTTCTTCCCAAGATACTTAAACGAAACAATCATAGATTATCCAGAACATGTCGACACGCGAGACCCTGGACCCGTCCGCAGCCACGGGCAGTAATACCCGCACCCGTTCAGGGCGCGTTGTTAAAAAACCTGAACGCTACGAGCCAGTCGAGCAGGTCGAGGACGATTACGCACCCGAAGATTACGATTCCGACGAGTCGTCCGTATCGTCTGAGATGTCAGACAATGATTCTGACGAATACGATGATGAGAGTGATGCCGATGACGATGGAAATCTGGATGGTTTTGTAGTTCCAGATAAAAGCGAGAGCGGTGATTCGGACACAGATGGAGAACCTCCCGTTTCTCGCAAAAAGCAGCCCGGAGCTCCCGTCAAGAAACGTCCCGTCGCAAGAACCAGACGCTCCTCGGTGGCCTGAGCCGCCCGAGCCTCCATCGCAGCGTTTCGTTCCCCTCCGGGAACCCAAAAAAGATCCGTTTGCGGCACTCAAGGAGAATCACGTTGCTTTGATTCTGCTTGGTATCGTTATAGGTGTTATTATAATGAACATGCGCCCAATTATTGTAAATCCTAAGTAAATTCGTACAAAGGGGCATTGGGCGTCACGTCCTCGTTCCCCTCAAAGTCTCCTATAGGACCAGTTCTATTTTCATATACATCCTCTTGTAAAAACCCTGTCCACTGATTGACGCGGGTTTGCGAAGGGGGTTCCATATCTCTAAAAACATCAAACTGTGAAATATCAGTTGAAATTTCTGGACGAGATTCGATTTGTGGCTCGATTCTCTTCCATGATAAATAGATAATTACAGCAGTTACAAGCGCTATAACGACAGGCATTATCCACCCATGAAAAAGTAAATAAAGACTCGTCACGGCGACGCCTGAACCTGTCGCAGTTAACATAACCATTCCCCACTCGGGTATCATTCTAATATAGTCAAAGTTTTTTTACTCGGTGTCTGGCACCTCGTTATCTTCAGCGATCGTCGTAATCTCCACGGCGGGCTTGCGACGCTCATCCGCAATCTTGGCCACGCGCTCATCCGCCATCTTCACGATCTCCTCCATTGACGCGTCTGGGAACTCCTTCTTCAAATCATCAAGAAACTCGGCTGGATGAGGAATTGGTGGAACGTCTGGCTTTGTGTAGTACTTGGAGTTCTCATCAGCCGGGTCAAGATACGGATAGGGGCCATCGAGGGGCTTGGTCGCCATGTCACGCTTGCGCTTCTCGAACATTGCCGTAGCTGATGCCTGGTTTTGACGGTACTTGGCCATGATCTCCTCGAGCTTGTCGTTCTGGTAATGCACGTCCTCGATCTTCTCACGCTCGGGTGGAATCAGAAGCCATTTGTACATGTCGACAACGTAAATGTCAACAAGCGCATCATCCTTCTGAAGGCGCTTGGCGTGCGTTGCCGCCTCCTCGCGACTGTTGAAGCACCCGCGAATCTTCAGACCAAGCTTTTCATTCTTCTGGGGAAGATCGGGGCCAACGAAAGAAATGCATGCAAAAAGCTGTCCTGGCACGGTCAGATAATCCTGCTCAAGAGAACCCATTTAAAACTACCACGCGTTTATTTTTTAAGTTGATGGACGCACTTCGAAAACTTCACAACAATTGCAAACGAGATCTCATAACACGATGGGTGAAACCCGGATCTCACGTTCTTGATTGTGGTTGTGGACGTGGCGGTGATTGGTGGAAATGGAAATCAATTGGAGCCCGTGTCACGGCAATCGATCCCGATCGTGAATCTTTGATCGAAGCGAGGAGTCGTGCCGAGACTTCGCAATTAGACGTGGATTTTTTGGGAGAAGGCACTATTATTCAAGCGGCCTTTGCAGGAACATATGACGTGGTGTGTTACAATTTCTCACTCCACTATATCGTCGATGATTGGGATTATTCTATCAAGGCTCTCAAATTAGCACTCGACGTGGATGGACTATTAATAGGCATCACGCCTGAAAAGGCGCGTGCCGAGGCCATGTCAGATGAACACGGTCATTTCCAAGACGACCTTGGAAACGAATTTGATATTTATCACGGTGGACGCCGACTTATGATACGTCTTTCTGATGGACCATTCTATGCTGATGGAGCCAAGGATGAACCATTGCTTGATGCCAATATATTTCGTCAAACTATGGAAATAATGGGGTTCGAGCTCCTCACGTGGGAGCCGATGCTTGAGTACCCATCGGGTAGGATTTCAGATTTATATTCAAAATTCGCTTTCCGAAAAATAAAATAAATTCAAAAATTAGGAAATGTGGTGGATCATCTTGGCTGTTTTAATTTTAATTTTAATTTCAATTTTCAATTTTGAACCAAAATTGTTGACTGATATCAAGGAGCGTTACAGGGCAATTTTAGGAGCCATCAAAAAATCAGGAGATCCTACATGGGATGGATGTATGCGCGAGTCTATTATAACAGGTATGGTAGACTGGTCAAAGAACAGTGGTCCAATAGGTTCAAACGTAAACAAAGGATACGAGATTTACATCTGCCTTGATGGAAGCGATGTAAATTCGGCTGTATATGTATTAATTCACGAACTTGCTCATATGAGCGTTCCTGAATATGATCATACGGAGAAATATTGGGAAAATTTTAAAAAATTAAAAGAGTTTTGTGTTCAAAATGAGCTCTATAGCCCACAAGGGGCGCGCATGTATTGCGGGGATGATATAAAAGATTAAGAGTGATCGTTGAGGAATTTACGAGCAAAATAAAAAATGATTGCTGCAATGAGAGCAGTCACTGCAAGACCTGTGAGAGACGTCTCACCAGACTCATCGACGAATTTGGGCACCATGGTTCGCAGACGCGACTGCACAGGCTTCGCGAATGCGATAACTGCAGCGACTCCAGCAATGGCCGCCTGAAACTGTTCGTCGGTGAGACCAAGAGGATTTTTGCCCCCCTTGGTGGCCTCCGTGTCCCCTGACTGTTTACGGGGAGCCGATACCGAGCGCTGAGGGTGAGCGTACGCCGAACCCATGACCTCGTTTTGGAGCATCTGTCCGGAACCCGCCATGACGTCCTCAATTGGTGTAGAAAAGTCTGCCATTTGAGATTCGTCAATTTTTTTTTCTGGTTCAGGTTGGCGCTTAATCAATCCCGTAGGAACCGTTTTTTGCGTCGTTCTCTCGTTGTGATTTAGAGCCTGGCGAGCAAGCTCTTCATCAACAGTCATCTCGGTAGGTTCAATGGGAGTAATAAGAGAATCTACATTAGGATTGTATGTAAGGACGTCGCCCATCTATTTTTCATCTGGAAAATAGAAACGGAAGAGCAACGCGCTACTTTTTCTTTACTACATTCAATGTAGTTCCTTTGCGTTTCATTTCTGATTGCGGAGCGAGTCGAGCCGCCTGAGCCGCTCGTGGATTATAATGACGTTGGTGATATTGCCAAAAGGCGGCTCCTCCAACGTGGAAGTTTCTTCGGATAGGAGCCTTGTACCAGAAAACACAATCTGTTATTTTGTTTGATTTAGAGGTGTTATCTAGTACGAGACATTCATAGTTCTCTGTACACGCGTCCATGACCTGGCAAAATTGATCAAATGTTGGAAAAACTCCGAAAAATGCTTTGTAAAGATTTTCGCGATTCTGTCTGACGTTGTCACGTAGAGCGAATACATAATCGACGTTTGTCCTGATCATCGGGGTCATGTCCATGCAATACTGAGTCGTCATCATGAAAAAGATCTTCCAGTGGCGACCGTTCATAAAAAGCTGACGGATGCACGTGTCCCTCATAAATGCCCTGTCATACATACAGTCGTCCATGAGAACGAACACGGGCATGCATCTCCCAACAGCCAAGAGCTTCTTTTGCCGGTCGATGAGTTTCTCGAGAGCATCTCGATTGTAGTCTCCGAAAACAAAAAGGTCAGGTATAAACTGTTTGTAATATCCATTTCCTTCCTCAGTACCTGACATTGCGATTCCCGCTGGAAGGTGTTTTTTGTTCCACAAGATGTCAGTCACAAGGGTACTTTTTCCGGTTCCTCTTTTACCTATGAATACACACACCTTGTCGTCGCCTATTTTCGACGGATCAAATTTGCGCAACTGAAGCGTCATCCCTCTTAATTTAGAACAAAAATGACTCGGCATCAAAACGCGCATAAATAACTTCCCTGATGGTAATAGGATGTCCGCTGGATACATACAACTCGCGGCGATTGGACAACAAGATGCTTATTTGACGGGGTCGCCTCAGGTGACGTATTTTTCAGGCGTGTATCGGAGACACACCCCTTTTGTACTGGAGGCTTACGAAATTCCTTTTAACGGTCAGTCAACAACTTTTGGAGGAACGAGCATTTGTAGAATCCCTCCAAAGGGAGACTTGGTACGAGCTCTCACTTTAAAACTTGATATGCCGCCTCTTTATGATCCAGGAAATGATTGGACGTGGCCGACGCCAATTTCCACAAGCTCTACTGCGCAGCTCACGATTATTTATTCGGGAACGTCTCTTACAGCGAGTGCTTCGGCAATTGGTTATTATTCAACGAACGCCGTGATCGGCTGGCTGATACCATTTTCGGGTCTCGTGACCTATGATTCCACAACTCGTAAATTTGTATTCGACTCTACCGTGACTCAAGTGTACGTTTCAGCCGTGGCCGATCCCACAAGCGCGACTTCCGGTGTGTTTTGGGGGTTCGACCCAAATAATTATGATAGCATAATAAGCGGAACAACTTATATATATAACGCATCTCAATATCCTACTTTACAGGGGGGAGGATTTAGTCCTGATTTTTCATTAGATCAAGCAGGGTGGGTGAAAACAAATGGAGCTCCTGTAGATATTCAACAAAGTCTATACTGTTACGTTACAAATAGGTTTGCACCATCCGGGTCATATTTTATTAACTTGTCAAGTCTGAATGTTCCCTACAGTACCGTGAATACCACGAGGTACACAATTACAAGCAAGGGATCAATTCAGTTTCTCTTGACCGGATGTTATATTATAAAATTCAATCTATATTACACCCAGAACTTCTCTTTAAAGTCACTCTCTCTTGCACAATCATCCATTGATGGCTCGGAACCGGCTCCTACCTACATTTTAAGTGAAAATAGTCCACTGATATTTATCGCAACTAATAGTTCTCTCACCGATTCTGGTGCTAGCGTGTATTTTCCTGTTAACGTAACTGATATAAACTCTTATTATTCTATTTATTATGAAACATTTGACGGTTCTAGTATAGTAGTTGAGACTCCGACGTGGGTGTCACTTTCACCGGCATCTGCTACATTAAAATTTTACGCAACCGTCTATAATTACGGGGATACGATTTTATTTTACAATAATATTGATACCATTACAAATTCACAAGTGACTATAAATTCAGATTCATCAATTTCTTTTAATAATCCTGGAGTTTATAATATATACGGACGTCTAAGTCTTGACGCAGGAATTGGTTTCGCGACTACAATTGAGACTATGTATTTATATAAAAATTCAAATGTTTCACCTTCATATCAAATTTCCATAGATCCTACTAATCCTACATGTATGTTCAGTATGCCGGTTAATATACCATATTCAAGTTATTTAACAGATAAATATTATATTAAATTTGCAACTATACCTCCCGTGAGTGGAATTAAAATAAATCCTAATTCTTGGTTTGCGATACAGCAAGTTAGTTCGGCATACGCTACCCTTGCTGGAATTTTACCTCGCGAGGGGATATATCTAACACCTGAACCGAGTTCAAGTTCAGGCGTACTTGATTTGTACAATAATTATAATAGAAATCACGATAGTACAAATTTTATTAGTATCAACACCGACGGAACATTTAGTGTTTCAAATACAAAAACGGTGTATATTCTATCCGGGCAATTTACATACACGGGAGGCGTCTTTCAAGGTACG